CGCGAGGATCACGACTTCGTTCGCGTTCGCGTAACTGGTCGCTTCCCGAAGGTTGACGCAACCAGCTTCATCAGTCTCGATGCCGTTCGCGAAGCCCAGCTTCGCAATCCAGAAGGGCAGGAAAACCTCCCGCTCATCCTCGGAGTTGACGTAGCTCGTATGGGGCCTGACAACTCGGTTATCTGCCCGAGGCGCGGCAAGGACGCAAAGAGCATCAAGTGGGTGAGGGCACAGAAACTGAACACCGTTCAGCTTGCTATGCTCGTGCTGCAGCTATCGCTGCAACTTAATGCCTCGGCAGTTATCGTCGACGTTGGCGGTGTTGGCGGTGGCGTTCTCGACCAGCTTCTTACTATGGGCGTTGTCGCTTATGGAGTTGATTTTGGCTCAGCTTCGCAAGACGGCTCTGGCGAAAAGTATCTCAATAAGCGCGCTGAAATTTGGGGGCGCGCTCGCGACTGGATCAACGAAGGCGGGTGCCTCCCGCCAGATGAACCAGATCAGGAGGATAAGGGGCTTTCGGCTCAGCTCACTGCCCCTACCTACACCTACTCGAAAGACGTAAAACTTCAGCTTGAGAGCAAGAAAGACATTCGAAAAAGACTCGGCATCAGCCCTGACGATGCCGACGCCCTTGCGATCAGCCTGGCCTTTCCGTGGCTAGATCAGGCCTTCAACGCAAACTCGGCTGGCGCACAATCCAGCTATACCGAAACAAATCCTTACCCGAGAGGAGTCTACAATGCAAGCGCCTAAAATTAAAGACCCCAAACTCCCTTACACCAGCCGCGCTGCGAGCTTCGCTTCCGATACCGGAGGTGCTACCCCGGCTTCGATGCTCAGCAAAGCTGGCGCTATCGTTCGTCCGCAGCTCGGATCGCAAAGCAGCACAACCGGACGGCCAAGCCTTCTGGGCGGGGTAAAGTAATGGCAATCAAGCACCTGGAAAAAGCCAACAGGGTGATGGCTGAAATGAAGCAGGAGCAGCAGCTCTGGCTTCCCATCTGGCGCGAGCTGAACAAGTTTTTCTACCCATTTCTGTATCAGTCCCTGCACGGCCCTGACACCGGGAACATGCAGACTGCCAGACTCCGCAATACCAGTATGCTAGACGGCGCTGCCGCTCATGCGCTATATGTTCTGGCTGCTGGGTTTATGAATGGCGTAACCAGCCCAGCGCGGAAATGGTTTCGCATTAGCGATCCGGCAGCAGAGCCGTATTCCGACCCTGACGCTGCTCTTTCCGAAACAAACTCGAAGGTGCGAAAAAAGCTCCTCGAAATTCTCTCCGCAAGCAACTACTACGATCTTCGCGCCCAGCAGGTTTACGATGGGTGCGGACTCGGCACGAGTGTTATCTTGTGCTACGAGGATCGCGATACTGTGGTCAAATTCAAGCTGCTCGCGCCCGGAACCTTTTTTCTCCGCAAGAACGCCGAGAACAAAATCGTTAAGATCGGCCGTGAGTTCGTAATGAAAGGCCGCGACCTCATCGAAGAGTTCGGAATCAATAACGTCCCGAAATCCCTCGCCGAGGAGGCGCGCCTTGACCAGATCGAAGCGCTCCGTAACGCGAACTATGTAGTTCGCCACCTCATCGAGGAAAACGAAAAAGACGGCCTTGTCCCCGCAAGGGTTGGCTTTCGCGAACTCTATTGGCTCGCAAGCCGCCCGGAAGATGGCCCTGAGTTTCTCGCAAAGCGCCCTTTGTGGGAGTGGCCTGCTGGCGTGTTCCGGTGGGCCACCCCGGACGACAACACCTACGGAGTCCCCCCGACAATCGGCGTCGTAGGCAAAGCTGCGCAGCTGCAAAACATGGAGCTCAAAAGCGACCAAGGCCTTGACAAGCTTATCTCGCCTCCGCTTCTCGCGGATATCCAGCTCCAAAATCGCCCGAAGGCATTCTCCGCTGGCGGGATCACGTTTACCGCAAATCTTGGCTCGGCCAATGAGGGCGCCCGGCCGCTTCTGCAACTGCAAATCCCATTCCAGGAACTGCAACTGAAGCGTCAGGACATTATCAGCGACATTGAAAAGCAGTTGTTCAACCAGCTTTTCAACATGGTGTCGCAACTCGACACTGTGCGAAGTGCCACCGAAATCGACGCTCGCCGCGAAGAAAAACTTGTGATGCTCGGCCCAGTGCTTACGCGCGGTTACAACGAGGATTTGTTTCCGATCGTGTCGAGGGTGTTTGGCATCGCTTCGCGTAAGGGCCTCTTCGACGATCTCCCAGAAACCCCCGGAACCGTCGAATTCTCCAACATCCTGTCCGACGTGCAGAAGGCCAGCGACGTTTCCACCATCGAGCGTTTCTTCGGGTTTGCCGGAAGCCTTCTCGGTGCGTTCCCCGAACTCCAGCAGAAGATCAACCCCTATGACCTGCTGCAACAGTATGCCGAAGGCCTCGGTATTCGTCCGACTAGTCTTCGGTCCGACGAGGAGGCCGGGCAAGGTGTGTCCGCGCAGAACCAACTTGCTGAATTGCAGCAGGTCAGCGAAGTCGCCAAAAACTTCTCCGGCGCCGCAGCCCCGCTTTTGCAGGATGGAACTGGCGGTGGCGTGGCCGCAGTCAGACAGCTTCTCGGCGGATAAATTTTGTATTGACCGGAACAATCGCCTAGTGTAGAATGGCGGCATAGGAGATCGCTTAGGTATGGCTCAAGAACTCGACACCAATCTTGAAACACTGGAGACTGCAAACCTCACGTTTGCGGTTGCAGAGATTGCAAAGTCGAAAGCTTTGCGTCTGCTTATCCGGCGCTATCTGAGCCTGTGCGGTCTCCTTCCCGTTACTTCTCCCTATTCACCTGACCAGCTGGAGATGGCTCGTCGTTCCGGCATGATGCAGGCTGGCCTTGCCCTAGTCGATATGCTCAACGCCGCCGATCCGATGCTGTGGCCAGCTTTGCAAATTGAGGATGGCCAAGATGCGTAAACCCTGGGAATTCCTTTTCGACGATCCGCCTTCCACCGCAGCCACAAGCGAGCCCGGCGGACAGGCAGCGCCCTCTCAAGAAGCCGCTCCCTCTTCTCTTCTCAGCCAGACCCCCGTCGGCGTAGGCGAGCCCTCCACGGAAGGCGGCGAAGCCGCCTCAGCGCAAGGCGCCGAAGGCGCCGACCCTGGTGCAGTGCGCGACGCCGCTTCGGTTTTCGATCCGGCAAAACTCACGCTTGCAGATGGCGTCACGTTGGATGATGCTATCTCGGCTACGTTTTCCGAGCTACTGAATGACGACAAACTTACTGCCCAGGAGCGGGGTCAGAAGCTTGTCGATCTCTACACTGGCCAAGTTCAGACGATGATCCAGAAAGGGCAGGAAGCTGCCGTCTCCGCCTGGAACCAGCTGAACGAACAATGGCGCAGCGAAATCCGCGCCATGCCCGAATTTTCCAGCGACCTTGAGGGAACCCTTGGCGCAACCAAGCAGGCCCTCATCTCGCTCGGCGCGGATGAAAAATTCTTCGCGGCCTTGGATTTGACTGGTGCGGGGAACAATCCCCACATCATTCAGATGTTCCATAAACTGGCAAAGCCCTACATCGAGGGCTCGTCGGTGGACGGAAGCAGAAGCCCTGCTAGCGTGCTCGAAGCAAAGCTGGCAGCAATGTATCCCTCAATGCAGCCGAAAGGGTGACGCATGACGCACTTCCCCGAAATCGGCGCCAACCCGACACTCGCTGACTTCATGCAGGCCCTTGGCCCGAATGACAGTGTGGCGATGATCGGGGAAGTGCTGAACCAAACCAACCGCCTGCTGGACGACATGACCTGGCGCGAAGGCAACCTCCTGACCGGGCACCGTTTCTCCATCCGCACCGGCCTGCCCACCCCGACGTGGCGCAAGCTTTACCAAGGCGTCCAGCCCACCAAGGGCTCGCGCGCGCAAGTTCAGGCTTCTACCGGCTACCTGGAGGATTATGCCGAGATCGACAAGGCACTGGCCGACCTTAACGGAAATGCACCGGCCTTCCGGCTGCAAGAAGATGCCGGCCACATCGAGGGCATTTCGCAAAAGCTGATGCAGTATGTGCTGTATGGCGACGAAGAAATCGAGCCCGAAGCGATCACCGGCTACATGCCGCACTACGACAGTCTGTCCGCCGGAACGGGTGAACAAATCCTGGACGCTGGCGGCACGGGATCGGACAACGCTTCCATCCTGCTGATCGGCTGGGGCACCGACAAGACCTACGGGATTTTCCCGAAAGGTTCTAAAGCCGGACTGCAGTCGAAAGACCTTGGCGAAGTCACCGCTTCCGCTCTGACTGCCGACGGTTCGGCCACCGGCATGTATCAGGCCTATCGCACCCACTATCGCTGGGACTGTGGGCTGATCGTGCAGGACTACCGCTATGTCGTGCGGATCGCAAACATCGACCGCAGTCTGCTCGGTCCAGATCCGACCGTGACGGGATACACCGGCGCCCACCTGCCGAACATCCTGTTCGAGGCGTTGGAAATGCTGCCGTCGCTGGACAACTGCAACCCAGTGTTCTATATGGACCGGACTATCCTGACCAAGCTCGCTCAGCAGCTTCCCAACGCGGTGAAGAATTCCACCCTTACCACCGAGGTTGTTGGCGGCAAGCGCGTCAGCAGCTTCCAGAGCGTTCCCATCAAGCGAGTCGACAAACTCTACGTTGACGAAGCCCGTGTGGTCTGAGGAGGCCAGGAAATGATCATCGACAAACTCATGCAGGTTGCTCACAAGGCATCCTTGGCTGTCGCAGCCGGAACCCGTCTGTTTGGCAGCGTCCTCGATATGCAGGTGGCCCGTAACAACGGGCTGCTTTCCGCCACGCAGCAACCTGGCTTTCTGATCACTTTCACCACCGCCATGGCCGGCGCTGGTGCTTCGGTGCAGTTCGCTCTGGTGACGGATGCGGCAGCGAACCTGGCTACCCCCACGGTGTTGGCGACCTCCGAAGTCGTGGCGACCGCCGATGGCGTTGTCGGAAAGCAGCTGTTCATTCCGCTGCCGGATACCGACAGCTACGAGCAGTATCTGGGCTTCCAGCAGATCACCACCGGCGCGACCATCACCGCCGGTGCCGTTTCGATCGAGTTCACGGCAGGCAAGCGCAACTGGCGTGCCTACCCGACCTCGCATTACAGCTGAGGTGAAAAATGGCTGAAGCAACTTCCGCCGCTTCGCAGATCAAACGGGCCGCAGCCGCCGAGAGCAAAAAGGATGCGAAGGCTGATGCCGTCGCTTCCGCCATCGAAGTCCCGGAGGGGAGTGTTGCGGTGCGTCTCATGCGCCCGCTGCAAATCCCCGGACAGCCCATCCTGCAGCCGGGTATCCGCATCCTTCCGGCAAGCCAAGTGCCCAAATCGGCCAAAGTGCTGAGCAAGGGCAAGTCGCCGGCGGCCGACGAAGAATAAAAATCAGCAGGGCGTTAGCGCCCTGTTGTAGCTGGGCCAGGAGGTAGTTATGCAGGATTTGGCTAGTCTTTTTAACCAGGCTTTAACGTCGGTTGGCCATCAAGCCGATGTTACTGACACGGAGGCTAACACCAAATCGGCAAATCTGTGCCGTCTGTGGTTCGCTCCTGCCAGGCGGGCAGTTCTTTCTGCTGCCTACTGGCCCAGCGCTCGTAGTCTTGCAAGCCTTTCGGTAATTTCGACGCGAGTGCCAGCGGATGCTTTGCGAGATCGGCACGACCGTAAAAAGCCGGGGAAACCTCCCCGACCACAAAAGCGAACAGTGCGTTTTTCTCAGCCATCACATAGCCCCAAGGTTGAAACTGGCCACCGGGTAGT